TAGACGAGCCTGCGCCCCGCGAGCGCAGACCCCAGCACGAGCAGCGCCCCGATGGTCAGCGCCGGTTGTGGGTGGTCTGCACCGCGCACGACCCACCCACAGAAGGAATCACACAGCCCGCCGAGCTCGCGCACGCGCCCGAGCAGGTCCCACCGCGCCGCGTCCATCTCATCCGCCGACGGGCCAGACCTCCGCACAGGCTCCGCCGGGAGCACCTCGGGGACCACCTCGATCCCCTCGTCGCCCTCGTCCTCACCACCGACCACCAACTCCATCCCATGCAACGGGTCCTGCCACACGCGCTCAGTGGGCGAGCGTGGGGAGCGCGCGCCCGCCTCCATGCACCTCTTGAGCGTCCCCATGCTTTTCTTGACCGACGGCCACCCCTGCACCACCGCGGCCAGCTCGTCGTGGGCCACGCCGAAGGACAGGTGCCCCGCGCCTGCGATCTGACCCAACTTGAACGCAGCCCGCGCGATCGCGTGGTTCCTGCCGCCCGGCTCCGTCGACGCGAGCTTCGCCACCTCCTCGTCGAGCGCCTTTTCTGCCCACGACGTCGCCGTCAGTCGGTAGGTGGACCTCGGGACCAGCGCCACGGGTTTTGGTTTCACCCGCTCGACGATCCACGACGGGAGCGCCACGGGGTCGACGTCGTTGATCCACTCATACCGCCCGTCCGACGTCACCGACGGGAACGCGAGGATGTAGCCCCCGTCGCCGCGGGTGTCGACGTCGCCATGGATCGCGTTGGGTGATTTCTTCGCCGTATTCGGCAGGCGCTCGACGTCCTCCGGGTAGGCGTAAACGTAGTGCCAGCCCCCTCGAGGAGTGCGCGCGATCCATGTCTCCGGCAGCCTCGGCATGATCTCCGACGCCACGGCATCCACGTCGACGACGTAGACCCCCGCCCGCTTCCCGCAGGCGATCGCCACGTTCGCCTGCGGGTGGCGCGTCCACCACGCGCGGATCGTGGCCTCGTCCGTCGTGGCGTCGTTGCATCCGCTCGACCCCGCGAGAGGAACCTTACTCATCGGCGAGCACGGGAACACAGGCAAGCCCCGCGAGGCGTACCAGAGAGCGGCTTCAAGAGGTGTCATCATGCAACCTTGATGAATCGGTGTTTCACGGAGACGCGAGGGACAGCACCCATCGCGCGCATCTCTCCTGCCGTCCTCGACCTGCCAGCCTTGCGCGAGATCAGAGCCCCATCGCGCCACCACCCCGCGGTCGGCTTCGTCTGCCCTGCCGCGGTCCAGCCTGTCGCCTTGTAGATGGTCCCGCTATGCCCCTGTCCATCGTCAGCATAGGTGACAAGCAGATGCCAGCGTCCATCGCGGAGAACATCCCGCGTGCTGGCGCCCAGCAGGATCGACGCCGCGTTCTGCGGCTCGGCCTCGTCGACCGCGAGGCGAGACAGCGTCAGCACTTCGCGGTGCCGGTCTATACTCCCCAGGTAGGTGCCCGCGAGCGCCTTGGCTGCGCGAGCTGTCGGTGGCATCCACAGGCATGCCGCGACAAGGCGCCCATCCTTCACCAGCCCGCACCGATGAACCGACGTGTTCGCCGTCGATCGCGAGTAGTGCCGCTCTTTGATGAACGCTGACGCCTCGGCGTGTGTTGGCACCACAACCTGATAGTCCCCTCGTCGAGCGACGTCGCATGATGGCTTCACCATGGCAGATCATCCTCCCCTTCTGCGTCCTCGACAGCAGCCACCGGCTCCGCGTCATCATCCTCGCCCGCCTCGCGGGCCTCGCCGTGCTCGATGCTGTCGACACGCAACCATTTGCCGTCATTGCTCGTCGTGATCGCCCTCACCGGGCGAAGATAGCCAGCGTCGAGCAGCATCAGCGCATCCTCGACGCTCTCAGCCGCGCGCCCAGCGGTGTGCTGCGCCCACCACTGCTGCGCCTTGCGCCAGGGGAACGAGCCCTCGTCGTGATCGAGACACACCCACTCCGACGCAATCTTCCCGACGTAGGACAACCCATCGTCGCCGCCCGGTGGGTAGTAGTCGATCCGCAGCGTCTGCGGTGCTGTGTCGTCGCCCCGCTTCTGATGCGCAAACCACTCGACGCGCCCGACCTCGTGGCGCGTCGGTGGCACCACCGGCCACGGCTGCGACAACGCCGGCAAGCTGCTCGCCTTGTCGTTCGCCTTTTTGACCGGCGCAGGCCACTCATAGCCGCAGTGGTCGCAGACTCTCGACGCCGTCGCACACTCTGCCGCGCACACCGGGCAGACCCGCGTCGGTGCCTCACCGTTGCCTCGCCCCTTGGGCTTGACCCGCACGTCGTCGATCGGCCCGTGGCGAGCGATGTTGCCGCCGTAGTCCAGTAGCAGGCAGTCGCTCTTGCCGTCGGCCATCCTCATGCCGCGCCCGACCATCTGCACATACAGGGACGGCGACATGGTCGGACGCACCAGCGCGATCACGTCGACGGGGGGAGCGTCAAAGCCCGTGGTGAGCACGTCGCACGACGACAACGTGGCGAGCTCGCGCCGCTTGAACCGCCCGATGATCTCGTTCCGCTGCTCCCGCGTTGTCTCGCCCGTGATCACCTCCGACGACAGGCCACGGATGCGCAGCTCATTCCGCAGGCGGTGCGCGTGCGCCACCGACGTGCCAAACACCATCGCAGACGTCCGCCCCTTGACGAGCGCATCGGCCACGTCATCGGCCACCTTGCCGTTGATCGCGTCAACGTCAGAAGCCAACTCGAGGTCACGCGCGGCAAACTCACCACCACGGATAGCCACGTCGCCCGTGTCGATCTGCGCCGATGGTGAGCCCGTGATCACCGTCGCCAGCCACCCGGCAGCGATGAGCCTGCACACGTCGGCGGTGTAGGCGATCGACGTGAACAATGCTTCCGGACCCTCGGTCAGATACCCCTGCCCGAGACGGTAGGGTGTCGCGGTGAGCCCCACGCAGCGCAGGTCCGCGTTCTTCTCGCGGAGCGCAGCGATCACTTTCTGGTAAGACGTGCCGTCCTCGAGGGAGATCAGGTGCGCCTCGTCGACGATGAGCACGTCGACGTGCCCGAGGATTTCCGGGCGCTGCCTGATCGACTGGATGCCGCAGACCGTGATCGCCTCGACGCGCCGGATGCCGAGGCCAGCGGAGTAGATGCCGAGGGGAGCCCCGGGCCACACCGACCGCACAGCGCGCGCGTCCTGGTCGATGAGCTCGGCGCGATGCGTGGCGATCGCCACGCGCGCCCCGAAGTCCTGCACCAGCCTGCGCGTCAACTCCCCGAGCACCGCAGACTTGCCGCTGCCCGTCGGCATGACGATGAGCGGAGACGCAGGGCGCGTTGGCGTCGACGGTGCGCGCTCCCAATAAGCGAACACCGCATCCACGGCCTCTTGCTGGTAGTCGCGGAGTTTCATCACCGCTCCCAGCAAAGCCACTGCATGTTGATGACGGGGTCGCCGTCGAAGGCGTCGTGGCTGTTGTGATCGCCCCACTTCTCTGTGAGGCACGACGGCCAGATTTTGCCCGCAGCACGGGCACTGAGGACGCGGCGCCAGCAAATCCGCTGCGGCACTTGGTCGTCTTCACGTGGGTTGTCCATCGTTGGTGTCACCGTCGGATCGGTGCCCCAACGGAACACACGGCCATGGTCCGACACCCACGAATAGACGACGGGTGATTCTGCTCGCTTGCGTGCCATGCGTTCTCCCCTGATCTGGCGTGTTCGCCTTTTCTGTTGACAGCACCGTGGCACGGGAGCAAGGTGGTGCGCAAGAGGAGAAACAGCCATGAAGATCATCAAGCTGCGCGAGGCCATCCGCCCGCATGCCCCCAAGTTGCTCGTCTATGGTCCCAGCGGGATCGGTAAGACCACGCTCATCGGCTCTCTGCCGGGGCGTGTGCTGATCTTGAGCGCCGAGGCCGGCCTGTTGTCGCTGGCGTTCGCCGTCGGGGACGATCGGTTCGAAGTCGCAGAGATCGCCACGGTGGATGACCTCGTCGCTGCCCACAAGTTTCTGTCGACGTCGTCGCACGGCTACGACTGGGTCGCCCTCGACAGCGTCAGCGAGATCGCGGAGGTCGTGCTGGCGCACGAGAAAAAGAAGAGCGCCGATCCGCGTCAGGCGTACGGTGCCGTGATCGACCGCGTCACCGCCGCCATGAGGGCCTTCCGCGACCTCGAGATCGGCGTCTATTTCAGCGCGAAGCAGTCGACCACCAAGGACGACAGCACCGGCAAGATCACCCACGGGATCGCGATGCCCGGATCCAAACTCGGCGAGGCCGTGCCCTATCTTTTCGACGAGGTGTTCCGCCTCGTGGCCATCGACGAGGACGCGGGAGACGGCAAGCGCGTGTCGACCCGCTACCTCCAAACCGCTGCGGACAGCCGCAGCGTGGCCAAAGATCGCAGCGGGGCCTTGGACCCGCTCGAACCCGCAGACCTCGGCGCCATCGTGGCGAAGATTCAGGCTGCGGTCACCAACAACGCGGGCGGCGCCGCTTCCCTCGCCGACGACAAGGAGTGAGCATGTTCCCCGAAGACAACAACGATGACCTGTCCCTCGACTTCGACCCGCAGACGCACGTTGTGACGCCGTCGAAGTTCGACCCGATCCCTGGCGGCACCTACCGCTTCGCGGTCGGCAAGATCGCCTCGAAGATGATCGCTGAAAAGACCACACTCCAGTTCACCGTCGAGCTGACGGTATCGGAGGGCGAGCACAAGGGGCGCAAGGTGTGGGGTCGCCACTCGCACAAGACCACGCGCACCGATGACGGGATGCAGGAGAGCGTCCGCATCGGCAACGATCGCCTCGCCGAGATCATGCAGGCGTGCCACGCGAAGGGCCGTTCGCTCTCGGAGTGCATCGGGTGCGAGCTCGACGTCAAGATCAAGGTGCGCCCCGCCCGCAACGGCTACGACGCCAGCAACGAGGTCGTGTGCTACGTCGTCCCGAAGGGTGCGCCGGCTGCGGAGCGCGCTGCGGGCGATGCCCCGAAGCCGTCGAGCAAGCCCGGCTTCATGAACCGGAAGGGATGACCCTATGATCTCGTGGCAGCGACGGAGCGGCGTGACCATCCACCTCGACGGCGACCGCCTGCGCTCCCTGCGGGAGGCCAACGGGCTCTCACAGCGCGCGTTCGCGGAACAGCTCGGCGTGACCGCCGCTGCTGTGTCGTCGTGGGAGACGGAAGCACGCTGCCCGTCGCTGCCACAGATCGAGCGCATCCAGGGGATTCTGGGGAGCGTGCTCGAGGAAGCGGGCGCGCTCGTGGTGGAGGGGTGATGACCATCCACGTCACCCTCCCCCTCAAGATCTCCTCACCCGGCAACGGCTCCCATGGCCACTGGCCCGCGAGGGCGAAGGCGAAGGCGAACCAGCGCACGGTGGTGGCGTGGGGCCTGCGCACGCTCGCGGTGCCGACGTTCCCGCTCGTCGTCACGCTGACCCGCGTCGGTGTGCGCGACCTTGACGACGACAACCTTGCCGCCGCGTTCAAGTCCGTGCGCGACGAGGTGGCACGATGGGCGGGATGCGGGGACAGCCCGAGGGACCCGATCACCTGGCGCTATGCGCAGCGCCGAGGGGAGCCGCGGCAGTATGCCGTGGAGATCACGGTTGAAACCGCCACGTCCGCAGATCGTTAGCGGTTTTTGTTGACACACCCAGCGCCATGCGCCACCATGTCCGCAAGGGAGACACACACCATGAACGACCGCGACTACCCGTTCACCGAGGCCGATCACTGCCCGTGCTGCGGGCACATCTACTGCGACGCCACTTGCGTCGTCGGTGGGACGACGTCGAGCCTCGACGACGACGCCCACATCGAGCGCCTGATCCGTCTCGCGAAAGCCGGTGGGTTCGTGCTGGATTTGGGAGGTGACGATGGCACGCCGTGACTACCGCCACAGTGACGGGGGGCGCCTCCCAGGTGCCACGACCGTCCTCGGCGTCCTCGATAAGCCGGCGCTGCTCTCGTGGGCGGCGCGGGTGGCCGCAGACACCGCCGCCCGCGCGCATGCCGACGGCCAGACGCTCGACGCCGCCATCGCGGCCGGCATCCGCGCCCCGACGACGAAAAGGGACAAGGCCGCAGACCTCGGCACCATGGCGCACGACATCGTAGAGCGCGCCCACACCAAGGGTGAGGCCGTGACCGAGCTCGTCACACCCGAGACGGAGCCCGCCATCCGCTGCGCGGAGCGAGTGCTGCGTCATCTCGCCCGCGAATTCATCGTCACCCACAGCGAAGTCGCCTACGTCGTCGACGAGGTGGGCCCGCTGCGCGGTTACGGTGGGACGCTGGACCTCGTCGTCGAGTACGAGGGCAAGCGGTACCTGGCCGACCTCAAGACGGGCAAGCGGGCCTATGCGGAGAGCGTGATCCCGCAGCTCGCCGCGTATCTGCACCTCTGGCAGACGCACAACCCCACACTCCCGATCGACGGTGGGCTGGTGCTCAGCGCGCCGGTGGACATCGATCCGTTCCATGAGGGTGACGGGGTTACGCGCCACTGGATCGACCTCGAGACGCTGAAGGCGGGCTTCTTTGTGTTCTCGGGCGCGCTGACGGTCTACCGCTACAAGAATGAACTGAAGTTCAAGGAGGATGAGAAGTGAGAGACATCGACGCAGACCGCCTCACCGCCCACGCGACCCGCATCGCCCTCGACGCGCAGGCGCTCGCCGCCGAGGCCCTGCGGGTGCGCGACGAGCAGCGCCACGCCGTCGATGCCCTGCGCGAACAACTCGCCAGGGCGCAGGATGAGATCGAGGAGCTGAAGGCGTGCGTCGAGGGCGCCGAGCGGACGGTCCAGTGGTACATGGAACGCGCGGAGAAGGCTGAGAAGGCTGCGCAGGCGCCGCGCCTGACGGACACGGAGGGTGGGCCGTGAGCGAGAAGCCAAGGACCGTGCTCGTGTGTGGTGGACGCGACTATAGCGACTTCCCGATGGTGTGCGTCGTGCTCGACGATGAGCATGCGCGCATCCCCATCGGCAAGATCGTCCACGGCGCCGCGTCCGGTGCTGACACGCTGGCGGACCAGTGGGCGAGGATGAGAGGTATCGAGGTGCAGCCGTTCCCTGCGGACTGGAAGACGCACAAGCGAGCCGCTGGCCCGATCCGTAATCGGGAAATGCTCACCACGTCGCCTGCTCTCGTCGTCGCTTTCCGCGGCGGCAGCGGGACCGCCGACATGATCAAGGCAGCGAACAAGGCCGGTGTCCCGGTGAAGGTGATTCCGTGAACGCTTACGACGAATTCATCGCAGCAAAGGCCGACGTTCGCGTGTTCCCCGGGATCACCGGCGTCGATGTCTCGGATGCGCTGTACCCTCACCAGCGCGACCTGGTGAAGTGGGCACTAGCCAAGGGGCGCGCCGCGATCTTCGCGGACACCGGACTCGGCAAGACGGCCATGCAGGTCGAGTGGGCGAAGCACGTTTCCCGTCATGGGCGCGTCCTCATCCTTGCGCCGCTCGCTGTCGCGCAGCAGACCGTTGCCGAGGCTCCCCGCTTCGGCGTGCAGTGCGCGTACCGTCGCAAGGACGAAGGGGACACGATCACCGTCACCAACTACGAGATGATGGACGCATTCGACCTGTCTGCGTTCGTCGGCGTCGTCCTCGACGAGAGCAGCATTCTCAAGTCGTTCACGGGGAGCACGCGCAACGCCATCATCACGGGGTTCAGGGATACCCCCTACCGCCTCGCGGCGACCGCGACGCCTGCGCCAAACGACTTCACCGAGCTCGGCAACCACTCCGAATTCCTCGGCGTCAAGACGCGCACCGAGATGCTTGCGGAATACTTCGTCCACGACATGGACACGACGCAGGATTGGCGCCTGAAGGGCCACGCGGTCAAGAGTTTCTGGCGATGGGTCGCAACGTGGGGAGCCGTCGTGCGCAAGCCGTCGGACCTCGGCTACGACGATGGCGCCTATGCTCTCCCGCCGCTACGGTTCCACGAGCACGTCATCCCCGTCGACCACTCAACGGCGCACAAGGCCGGGATGCTCTTTGCCGTGAACGCGACGACGCTGTCAGACCAGCGCGCCACCAGGCGGGCCACGCTCGACGGGCGCGTCCAGATCGCGGCAGAGATCGCGCGTAGCGGTGGGCCATGCATCGTCTGGTGCGAGATGAACGACGAAAGCACGGCACTGGCAAAGGCCATCGGTGATTCTGTCGAGGTCACCGGCAGCGACGGGCTGGACGAGAAGCAAGACAAGCTACGCCGCTTCGCGTCCGGTGATGCACGGGTCATCGTGACGAAGCCATCGATCGCTGGCTTCGGTCTGAACTGGCAGCACTGCGCACGCATGGTGTTCGTCGGTGCGTCGCATAGCTACGAGCAGACATACCAGGCCATCCGTCGATGTTGGCGCTTCGGACAAAAGATCAGCGTTGACGTCCATATCGTTCGCGCTGAGACTGAGCAGCTCGTGATCGACAACTACCGCCGCAAGGAGGCCGAGGCCGCGCGCCTCGGTGCGGAGATGGCTGCCCAGGTCCTCGACAGTGTGCGGGCGGAAGTGCAAGGGGCCAGCGCGCGCGAGTGGAACGCATACGATGCAACAAAGCCGATGACGATTCCGTCGTGGCTGACGTCAAAGGGAGACTGACATGAACGTCATGAATGAGACCGTCCGCGACAACTTCGCCATCTACAACGCCGACTGCGTCGACGTGCTGCGCGGGATGCCCGACAACAGCGCGCACTATTCGATCTTCTCGCCTCCATTCGCCAGCCTCTACACCTACAGCGCCAGCCCCCGCGACATGGGCAACTGCGCAAACCATGACGAATTCTTCGGGCAATTCCGCTTTCTCGTGCCCGAGCTCTATCGCGTCATCAAACCCGGGCGCCTGCTGTCGTTCCATTGCATGCTGCTCCCGACGTCGAAGTCTCGTGATGGCTTCATCGGCCTGACTGACTTCCGCGGGCAACTCATCCGCGCGTTTCAGGAGGTCGGATGGATTTTCCACTCCGAGGTTGTCATCTGGAAGGATCCCGTGACCGCGATGCAGCGCACAAAGGCGCTCGGCCTGCTGCACAAGCAGATCAAGAAGGACTCTGCCATGTCGCGACAGGGGATCCCTGACTACCTCGTGACGATGCGCAAGCCTGGCGACAACCCGGAGCCCGTGACGCACACAGGGCAGGACGACGACATGCCCGTCCAGATGTGGCAGCAGTATGCTTCGCCTGTATGGATGGATATTGACCCGTCGGACACGCTGCAATACCGCAGCGCGCGCGAGAACGACGACGAGAAGCATATCTGCCCGCTTCAACTCGGAGTCATCCGGCGCGCGGTCAAGCTGTGGACGAACCCCGGCGACGTTGTCCTGTCTCCGTTCGCTGGCATTGGGAGCGAGGGCTATGTCTCCCTCCAGATGGGTCGGCGGTTCGTCGGTGCCGAGCTCAAGCGCAGTTACTACGAGCAGGCTGCGCGCAACCTCGAATCCGTGGCAAGCGGGAGCGAGCGGCAGCCGGACATGTTCGGAGGCACCCCATGAACCCTGATCTCTTTCTAGCCCTCGGGATGATCGGCGTCGTCGTGTTGGCCTTCGCCCTCTACACGCTATTCGTCCTGCTCACCACGGTCAGCGTCGAGGAGGTCGACGCCGACGACGCCGAGCTGCACTATCTCCGCGAGGAGGCCCGCCGCGATGTCATCGCGCGCAGGATCGAGAGGAAGGTGGGGGGATGAAAGAGCGACCGATTCTCATGAGCGCGCCGATGGTGCGCGCCATCCTCGACGGGACGAAGACGCAGACGCGGCGGGTGGTGAAGGGGCTGCGAGCCGACCTAGTGCAGAAGATCGTGCCGTTCGTCGACAGGTGGGGGCAGCCCGACGTCCGCGCAGACGGACGATCCGCGACAAATGGGCATTGCCCTATGCTGTGCCCCCTTGGCCGCGTCGGTGAACGGCTGTGGGCGCGGGAGACATGGGCGCCATTTCACGTCGGACAGAAGCATGACACCCCGTGCCCCGTCGATGACGTCGAGGACGCAGACGCCGCCCGCTACGCCGCTGACGGTCGCGTGTGGGTGTGCCACAGCACAGGCGCGACCGGCGTGGCCGACGACGGAGGGTGGGAATACGCGCCCCACAAGTGGCGCCCATCCATCCACATGCCGAGGTGGGCCTCGCGCATCACGCTTGAGGTGACCGACGTCCGCGCGCAGCGGTTGCTCGACATCAGCGAGGACGATGCGCGCGCGGAAGGGCTTCAGCAAACGAAGGATGGGCGATGGCTGCCCGGGCCATGCGACGACCCGAAGTGGGCGTTTTGCTGCCTCTGGGAATCCATCTACGGGTCCGACGCATTCGCGGCGAACCCGTGGGTGTGGGCTGTCTCGTTCAAGAAGGTGAACCCATGAACCCCCTCGACTACATCCACGACGACGAGCGCACGGCGCGCTCGCGCGCACCGACGGAGCCTGTGCGGTGCCTCGAGGACGAGCTCTTGCCGCGCCTGTCCCTGCCGACGTGCGTGGGCTGCGGGTCCTTTTTGCGGAACCCGCGGGCGAAGTCGGAGGAGTGCCCCTCCTGCCGGATCAGGAAGCAGCACCGCAAGGGAGGCAGCGACTACCGCCGCGCCAGGGTGGCGATGGCAGCGATCGCCGCGTCGCTGTGCTCGCAGTGCTGCGAGCGGAAGGCTGAGATCGACGGGGTCTGCCTGCGGCGCTCGTGCATGCGGGCGGCGGGGGTGAGGATCTGATGCCGTTTCATCCCGATGGATGGATCGTCGTCCGCCCGTACAGCGGGCACGTCGACCCCAAAGATGACGATCCCCCGAAGTGGGAGGCGCTGCGGACCCCGACGCTGTGGGTGCGGCTATGGTCGTTCGAACGGCGAGTGAGGCCGGTGGCGAACGCGTGGCGGTTCTCAAATGTCGCAGCGGCAGAGGAGGCCGCGCGCACCTATGGCGGGCAGGTATCGCGGCCTTTCGACGGCGTGATCATCTGGGCCTATGGGTGCCGGCGCGAGCCGTGGGGATATCCGGAGGTGAAGCCATGAGCAGCACGACGGAATACATCGCCTGCAGCGAAATCGACAGCATGACGCCGGCGCAACTGCGCCACCACCTCAAGTGCGCGCGTGCGCGCATCGCAACGCTGACGAGCCTTCTCGACAAAGAGCGCGAGTTGCGAACCGCTGAGCGGGAGCATCTCGACGCGACGATGACCGCGATCCGCAAGATGGCCAGCGATGCGCTCAACGGCGCGAACAGACCGTCCCGCAAAAGGCCGGACAACCCGTAGCATGTCGCTGCGGACAACTGGATGCACGACACGTCACCCGCAAGGGTGACGTGGCGTTTTCAGGGGGCAAGCAGCGCCTGCAGGTCCACCGCAGAGATGCGGCCGGCGAGGTCATCGCAGTGGACGATCAGGTAGGGTGCGGAGTCGTCCTTGACGTTGACGCGCTCCCCGCTGATCGACACGTTGAGCACGACGTCGCCCACCGCGACGTCGACAGGGACGCCCGCGCCCACCGCCACGACCTCGAACGCGATCGCGTCCTGGATGTGCAGCTTCATCGACGACCGCAGCGCCTGTGACGTGGTGTGCGCCTCTTCCTCCCAGATGGCCCGCAGCAGCACGCGCGGCCCGAGGGGCAGCAACTTGCCCTCGGCGGTGGCGCGGTCGAGCAGCAGGGACGTGATGCGGTGTCCCTGCACCATCTCATCGGAGGACTGCGGAACGAGGAGCGGGGCGATCATCGGCGAGCCTTCTTTCCAAAGAGGGGCGCGGGCGCTTCATCGGGGTCGGTGAACTTCTCGTCTTCGACGGGCTTCGGATCGAACAGCTCGCGGACGAAGCACTCCCGCGGGAGTTGCGGACGGTCGAGGTGGGGCGACGTCATCAGCCCGACGCGGATGTCGCGGAGCTCGAGGAAGGCGCGCTCGTATTCGTGCGGGAGCATGGCCAGCGACGCCGCAAACTCGCGGGTGTTGCGCGGCTTCGGCAAGTCGTCGGTGAACGGCTCCGTGGATAGACGAAGCGCCAGGAGTTTCGCGTTCCCCGAGACGGGAAGCGAGAAGAACCGATCGAGGTTGGACGGCATGCCTCAACCGTAGGCGGGTGGCCTGCCGCGGTCAACGCTGGATCAGCCTGTCTTGCGGTTGCCCACGCGGTCGAATGACATGCGGCGCCATTCCGCCTTGGTGAGCCCGAGGTATGTGCGAAGCTTCTCGGGGGGGATGCCCTCGTCGAGCAGCTTGGCGATGAACTTGACGCGCTCTTGCCCGTTGGGCAGGGCGTCCATCATCGCGCGCCACCTCGCCGCCTGGTTCGTCGCCGCGACCTGTGCAGCCTGGTAGCCCGCCGTCGGGGCAAGCGTCCGCAGCTTGTCCGCGCGCTCTGCCGCGTCGCGCATCGCCGCGTTCTGCCCTGCGTTGGCGACGTCGTCTGCGACCTCGTCGAGCCCCGCCGCGACCTCATCGAGCGCCGAGGGGGGTGCTGCGGGGGCCCGGCCCGCCGCGAAGATGCTCTGGAGCTCGCCTGCGGTGCGCGGGTCCCTGAACGCCTGCTGCATGATGCGCGACGTCTGCGCTGTGCTCAGGCCCGACTTGCTCGCCAGCGTGGCGACGTCGGTGGTGCCGTGCTTGCGTGCTGCCTCAAGGAGCACCTCGAGGGCCTCATCGTCCGCGAGCCTGCGGGCGGGCGCGGCGGGTGCCGCGGGAACAGGGGCGGGTGGGGGTGCCGGCGCTGCAGGGGCCTCGGGCGCAGGGGCTTCGGGGGTGGCGCGCGGTGTCGGCGTGCGCGCGTTCACCGTGGGAGGCCCCACCGGGGCGGGGGTCGGAGAGCCGCCGCGCGCAGGGAGGCGCGCGATCGCGGACTCGTCGACGTTGCCGGCCTGTGTGGCGATGTCGGCGCGGCTGTTCGGGAACGATGGCGCTGGTGATGGCGCAGGGATGGCATCGGTCACGTCGGGGTCAATGAACCGCTGGACGTCGTCGAGCTGTTCCGTCACGTCATCGATGGCGCTCATCGGCTGGGCCTGCGGGCGCACGAGGACTTCCGTGATCTCCTCCGTCACGTCGTCAGCCGCACCCGTGAAGGGGCTGCCTGCAGGTGCAGGCTTCGACGGAAACAAGCGACCCAGCAGCTTCGCCCCCCGCACCACCCCTTCGCTCTTTCCACCGGACAGGACGGCGGCAGCGTCGCGGACACCGGGCGGGGCGTCGTCGACAACGCCAGCGATGCGTCGCCCGAGGTTCCCAGCTGCAGAACCCACCTCCCGCAGACCGCTCCCGATGGCTGCTCCGGCGCGCTTCGTGGCATCGACAGCAGCCGGAATGCCCCTCTTCGCGGCCTCGACCGCGTTGGGGATTCCAGCGCCCACCATGCCGCCCGCGGCGCCGCCCAGGAGACCCAGAATCTCGTCCGCCGTGTCACCCTCCGTCGTGAAGTAGCCGGTGGCGGCACCCATGGGGACAAGAGTTTTGGCGCGCTGTGCGAAGGTCTGGCCTCCACCGCCAAGCATCCCGCCTGCGAGCACGCCGCCAACGCTGCCGACCGCGCCGGCTGCGGGGCTGCGCTGCCATGCTTCTTCTTCTTTGGCGAGCTGTTCCGCCTCGGCCTCACGGGCAGCGCCGGCGGGGTCCGCCTGAAACGACGGGTCGACGCCGATGGTGGCGTTCCCGAGCGCGGTGCCGAGGAACGCCCCGGCCTGCGCGGCCTCGTCGGTGAGTCCGCCCGTCAGCCACTTTTTGAACTGCGACGCCCCTGCGGCGAAGTCATCGCGGGTCTTCTGCCCGGCAGCCTTGATCGCGGCTTCCTTCTCGGGGGTGAGGTCGAAAAACCCCGGCTCCTTCGGCGGCTTCGCCGTGATCTCCTCTGCCCCGCCGACGGGGGTCCAGTGAGCATCAAGGGCGGCGGCAAGGTTGGCCTCGTCGACGAGGGCGATCTGCCCATCCTTCTGGATCTTCACCTTCGCCATGCGCTACCTCACGATCTCAAGGCCAAGTTTCGGATTTGACAGGTCCTCTTCGACAGTGGTCCGCTTTGCAGGCGCTGCCGCGGGAGCCGAAGGTGCCGCGATGTTTGGCGGCGTGATCTGGCGAACCCTGTAGGCGTTCTGGCGCTTCTTCTCGACGTCGGCCAGAGCGGCGTCGATGATCTTGATCGCCGTCGCGTTGCTCATGCCAAGGGCCGCGGTGCCCGTGGGGATGAGCCCCTTCTTTGCCAACGCCACCTCGCCTTCGCGGGCGACGGAGCCGGGGTCAGCGAGCTTCGCCATGTTCGTGGCGACGTCCGTCAACCATCGCTCCATGTTTTCGCTCTCTGGTCCCGTCAACTCAAAGGTGCCGGTGTCCTGAATCTGGCGCCGCATGTTGTTGAGGCCGTCGACGATGTTGGCGACGAAGTTGTCCACCTCGACAAGCTGGGTCTGCTTCTTCTCCTCTGCAGCCTCGGCGCGCTTCGCCTTGTCGGCAGCGGCTTCACGGGCAGCCTTCGTCCCGGTGACCTCGTCGGTCAACTTCTGCTCCTGCAGGTCGGCGATGCGCTTCTTCTGCGCCCTGTCGGCGAGCGCCTCAGGCGACGGACCACGCCGCGCCTTGTCGGCCTCGGCCTCCATCTTCTTGATCTTCGCCGCCGACTCCGCGCGCTTCTGCGCCGCCTCGGCGTTCTTTCGTCCCGTCTCCTCGTCGATCTTGTCGAGCTCGGCCATGATCGAGCCGATCACGTCGTCGTTCATGTCCGCCATCGCGGGGTCTTCGCGCGCGGAGGCCAGGATCTCGTCGTCGGACATGCCGGCGCGCCGCTGGCCCGCGATCCGCGACTTCACATCGGCGCGCACGTCGCCGGCAGCCTTGCGCTTGCGCTCAGCCTCATCAGCCTCGATCTTCCGCTTGCGCTCGGCGTCCTCCGTCTCGACCTTGCGCTGCCGATCCTCGATGTTGAACGCATGCAGGCCCGCCGCGCGGTCCTCGGCAGCCTTGGCGCGCTCCTCGTCGGCGATAGCCTTGGACGCGGTGCGCGCTTCGGACGCCTTGGCGCGTTCCTCGACGGCGGCGGCGCGCTCCTCGGCCTTGGTGTCCTTGTCGATCTTCTGCAGCTCGGCAAGGACGTCCTCGGCGGGGTTGTACCGCTTGCGGAATGCGTCCCTCCACTCCCCACGGCGGCGCATGATGTTGTCGGCGTAGCTCATGCTGCCCCCTTGCGGACGACGACGACGGTGCTGTTGTCCCCGGGGTCGCTGGGCGACTTCCAGAGCTCGTCTCCGTTGCTCATGCGTTGATAGAGGACGTAGCCCGCCGGCGGCGCGCTCACGACCTGCCGGCCGCTGCCTGCAGTCGCCGTGGCAGGCGTCTCTGTCTCGACGCCACCGTTGAAGATC